GTGTAGAGAAACCTTACACTGTACAGTCTGATGCGACTATTCAAGACCTTGGATATAAGCTACGACAAGATCCTGCCAATGATGCATTGATTCAAAAACTGTTGCAGAAATATAACAGCACGGATAAGAACATTCTAGGTAATGCTGAGGTTGGTAATGCTTGGCTTCGTGAACAAGGTTATGATGGTATTATCAAACAACGTAATCGTTATACTGAAGATGGTTATGTTCCTGAAGTTGTTGAAGTTGTAGCATTCAATCCTACACAAATCAAATCCGCCACAGCAAACAAAGGAACCTTTGATCCGTCTAATCCTGACATCCGCTATCAACGTCCTACAGTGGGCCAAGCTAAAGACATGGCTCAAGAGACTCTTAACCGCGTCAGTAAGTTTGCGGAGCTTGACAACCTTGAGTCGCGCGGTGGTATTCATTCCGTCGTTGCGAAAGCAATGAAGGCTTTCTATGCCACGCGTAGCTTCATGGAAGGCAGGCCTCAAGCTTTTGAGAAAGCAATGTATGATTTGTCGCCTGAGCTTCGAGTGATGCTTGGTAAACATATTGGACAGGAGTTTGATCAACGTCGTTTCGTTAAGCCTCCGAGTGAGATTGCTGAGGCTTATAACGAGTATCGTCAGCAATGGCAGAAGTTCTGGCCAGACGCGGCGAACAAAGCCGGTCATACTATCCGCGCAGCAGGAGGTCAACGTGCGCGTTTGACTGATCCTTACTATGGACCCTTCCATATGTGGAGTGACAATGTGCGTGACATTATCACCACGAAACAAAGGTCGCCTGAATATGTCAAGCTGCGAGATGACTACATCAAGCAACACGTGCAGGCTCATCAACAACGTGGTATTCCGCTGCAAGAAGCTCAGACTCGGGCCGCCGCTGAGTTCTCTGAAGAGATCCGTGCGCTGTCTGTGCCTTATGATCCAACCGCTGCAGGGACTTTTGCTGGCGCTCGCAAGGCGCAGGGCATTCCTTTGCCTGAATCATGGCGCGAGTATGATATCGTAAAGCTTATTAAGAGTTACGATCGACGCTCAGCTATTGACTTCGCGATGCAGGAACACATGGAGAAGTCTCCGGAAGTTATGGCGGCGTTGGGATCTAAGACGTTCTTTAACGATCAACCGATTCCAGCGCAAATCAAAGCCGCTATTCCGGATATCTCATCTGACAAGAGTGTGCAGTCGATCTTGCGTGAGATGAGCGGTCAGCCTGCGCGTAAGCCTGATGAGGTTGCATCGGGAGCTTCTCGCGGAATCAGTGCACTGACTATCGGTACTGTCTCAAAGGCGACTGAAATTCCTACGACTATGATCGCAGGGCTTCGTTACTTAGGAGTCAGTGATTATCTGCCGGGCACAATGAAGTTTATTGAGAAGCTTGCAGATTGGTCGGCGTTGCAAGAGCGTTCTTATGCGTCTGGTTTGAATAAACGCGATGCCTCGCAGAATATGCGTCAAGTCTCTGGCGTGGCTGAGAATGCTGCGGGTTTCTTAAACAAGTTTGCAGAAGGAGTTTCTTCTGTGACTGGTTTGAATCAGTTAGAGAAAGCTGCGCGTACGCTAGCGCAAGGTTGGGGCGAGGTGTTGGTGCAGATCAACAAGAACAAAGCAGCCACGGGCGACAAAGAAGCTGTGCGAATGCTTGACACGCTGAGTCCTGATTGGCGTACGCGTTCGGATGCAGACCTTGCTGCGCAGTTTGGTAAGCTGATGCAGGGTTCTTATGACATGACGCAGCTTCCCGCGTGGATGCTTGAGAGTGGCGCTGCGCCTTATCTGACATGGAGCAAGTGGAGCGCAGGACAGTACAGCAACTTCGTAAAGTTTGCAATCGAGCCTGCGATGCAGGGCAACGTAAAGCCTTTGCTTGGTCACTTGCTTATTGGTGTGATGGGTGGCGCGGCTGTCGATCAGATCCGTGAGTGGATGAATAATCGCGAAGGTCGCGACGTGAATTGGAGCGAGCTTGAGAGTTGGATGCAACAGAATCAAGATGAGCTTGGGGCTGAGGGAATGAAGCAGTTGAGTGTGAAGCTTCTCAACATGGTGCAAAGTGTCGGCACGTTTGGTATTGCGGGCGATTTAGCTAAGATGGTTACGACTGCGGCTGTTGGCGGTTCGGCTCAGGGTATGGCGACTGCGCCGGTCGCGAATGCTGTGTTTGATACGAGTAAGAAAGTAGCGGCGGCATTGAAAGCGATTGACGATGGAGAAGACTTCGGCTTGGTGCTGCGTCAGGCGATGGGTGATATTGCTCAGACGCACATTCAGGTTGCTCGTGTGGGTAGGAATTGGTTGGATGAACAGGAGAATCTGCGGTATGATGATCGCCGTCAGCGTCGGTTGTTTGATGAGTTGACGGGCGCACCTACGCAAGCTGGGACGTTCTCTGTGAACTATGGGAACTTAGCTGAGAGAGCATTTGAACGGGGTGAGATTACGGAGAAGACCGGCGAAGAGGCATTTGAGTTAGTGTCGCGTGCAAGAGCAGAAGCAACATCACCAGAAGATTATGCGAGCCGGATTAGAAAGTTGAAGACGAGTCAGAATGCTATCATGCCTTCGCTAGAAAGGCAGCCTATGAAAGCCGCAAGATATCTAAGCTTTGTCGAAGGCGCAGAGCCAGGAAAAGGAAGTGAGACACTGAAGCGATACTATACAAGACAGAATGAAGATAAGTATCGAAAGAGTTTGATAGAAGGAATGTCTGGGATACGATAAATTAAGACAACAAAAAACCCGCTCTGCTTATCACAGGGCGGGTTTTCTTTTCGTCGTTAGTTATTCGCTATCTAACTTCTTCATCACTATCCCACCGCCACAGGCCGCATAGCCCGCGAGATCGTGCCAGTTCTCAAGGTTATCTATGTTGTTGATAAGGCGCGAGACTTTGAACAAGCACATCATCGCGGCCACATCCTTCGAGTCGATAGGTCCGTTGAGATATGAACTCCACAAAGCTGCGATCACCTTGAAGTTATCTTCGGCATCGCCGTGCGTCACGTTGCGATCTCTACACACCAAGCCTTCTACGGCCTTGAGAAACTCTTGGCGGCGTTCTACGTTACTCCTTTCACTTTGCGACATATTGTTCAACTCCTTCTATTCTAATTAGTTTGATACGATCCATCGTGACTAGATCATCTAGCACACGGCGGAGTTCGTCAGGTGTCTTCAGTGCCTGATAGAACCTGACAAAGATTGATTTCTTGGTTGTGCCTTGCGTTGTCTTGATGTAGCGCCAGATATCTTCTGAGATCTTTGCGCTCTCATTGCGCCCCATTCCTACGAAAGGAATGTGCATATCCTTTTCAAGACGTGCAAGATGGGCTGTGGCTTCTTCGGTATCTTCGCGTGTGATGATCATGTCCGTCGTGCGGGCAAAGTGTACGGCGAACAGGATCTTCTGATGATGGAGATTCTTGCGGCCATAATACTCGTCGAGCATCGGATGCTTGTTCGTGTGGACTGAGGAAGGATTAACTTCGAAGTGTTCGTGGATGTATTCTTTGGCCTCGTCGTTTAGAATGACAGGTCCATAGAGCTTGTTGAGTTCCCGAATGTAAGACTGCAGGCGAGCTTTCGCGGCCTTCTGTTCCTCCGAAAGCGGAGGAATGGAATATAGATGGAAACGCTTCTCGATTCCATAGACGATAATCGTACGAGCCATAAAGCCGTCAGAGAGAATGTCTTGATTCTGTAGACTTTGAAACTTGCCGAGCGTCGTGTTGCCGAGCAGGCTGATACACATATTTGTGCAGAAGTCTGTATCGCTGTGCTTAAGTTTTCGGACGTATTTCTTTCCACCGTTATAAGCTTCGAGAAGAAAGTCTGAAAGTTGTTCTGCATTTTTCTTAAAGATAGATGTTAGCTCGTCGAGGATGAAGACGAGAGAGCTGTGATGATAGGCTTTGCGTCTGTTCTCTGCGTCGACATAACGATGGAGATAGGCGACCTTTGAAGTCTCCATTGTGAATTGCTCGAAGGTCGTGCTGTTGGGCGCGATATAGATAAGAGGCTGTCGTGAGCCTCCGCGTGTGGACTCTGCATCCTCGCCGAGAAGATCGGCCGCGAGATCGTTCTCGGGCGACTTGATGTCGGCGGGGATTTCGAGTAGGTCTTTCATCGGAGTCGTAATGAGCGACTTGCCCGCCGAAGCAGGTCCGATGAAAGCGATGTATTGATTGGGAAATACTGCGTGAAAGTCTAAGTCTCCAAACCAAACGCGCCTTTGAAGGGCGGCACCGATCATGAAATAGAATGCAGCGTCGACAAAAGGCTGCGGGCTTTGTACGTCCTTTGTGTACAAGCACCAGTCTTCATATAGGCTCATGTAAGTAAGCGAGTCTCACAGAGTTCTTGCGGATTTGTAGTGTGGTTATTACGTCGAAACCTTCTAGCTTTTCAAAGTTCGGATCGAACTCGCTGGGCAGGTGAGTCTCGTGTACAATAACGACCGAGGGCGGCGGCAGGTTAGGCGGCCACTCTTTGATCTTCTCGCGGATCGCATTCACGATCTGAGTTATTCGGTCGTTCGTCTGGCGCATAAATCGGAGGGAGCTTTTATTGGGCCACTGTTAAGGTAAGTCTCTCATGCCTTGTGGATTCTCTTTTGAGAACTTTCCCCAGTTCTTTCCGGCTTGGGCTTCTGATTTCATTGTGAAGTTCATTCCATCTCGGCCGGTGAGAGATATTGCGAGGCATTCCTGCATGTGCTTCGCTGTTGTGCCGATATCATTATCGAGTACCAACGCCAGAAAAGAGTCATGTTTATTGTTAATCGCCGGTAGCGTATTGCTTGGGCGTTCTCTGTTATACCGATTAATCGCGGCGTGAGTGATACAGCCCACGGTGGATTGAGGAATCCATGAGATGCCTTCCCTGATATAAGAGTCAGTAATAGTTCTCTCGAACCTACGCGGATAGTTAAATAGATTCCGGAGCTCACGTTTAGCTCTAATGTTAAATTCAATTTCATCTTGCCATTCTATGATTTCGGGGAACAGTGATGCGAAGAATCCAAGAAAGACTTTGCATTCTTGGAGACTGAGGGTAAGAGTACCGTGACTTTGTTTGAGTGTCTGAAGCTGGAAGGTCCGCTCACGCATCCTATAAGAGGAAGCATGGCAGACCATCTTGCCGATCTTGTATTCCTTGTCTGAAGATTTGATTGCTTTGTCGAGAGGCTTCCAGTCTGGCTCTTGTCTTAGCTCGCTAGGCGATAGAGATTTCCAATAGCTTGGACTTTTGCCCGCGAGAGGCCAGATGTTTTGCATACTTTCGCAGAAGATATGCAGCGCGATGAAGGTATGAGGCTTGATGCCCACGCTGAAGAGCTCTCTGTATTTGCCCGGTCGTGTGAGATAGGCCACGATGAGAGCCTCTGCGCCGCTCTGGTCGCACTGAACGAAGCTCATGCCCGGCGGTGCGATATAGATATCGAGAGCTTCTTTGTCGGGGTTCTGCAGATTTGCTCCGTAGTTGCCTAGGAATTGTCCAGAGGCGAGGCGGAAGCTTCCTGTGCCCGCCACTTTAAGAGATGTCAGGCAGTGGATGTGTGGAGTGGGCATATCTATTCGCAGGAATAAATCTCTTTAGATACTTTAAGGCCCGTCGGCCAGTCAGTATTCTTATGAAAGCTATCGTCGAGGATCATGACTTTGTTCGTGGGCTGGACCGTGACGCGACCGTTGTCGAGTTCGATAAAAAGGAACTCTTTGTTCTGTTCTGGATCGTCACTGAAGCCATCGTCAAAGGGCGCGGCTGTGAAGAGATAGTCGCCGTAGTGTATAAGGCCGTCGCAATCTGCCATACAACGCTGACCTCGCAGATAAGTGTACTGGATGGTTTCAAAATTCCAACCGTAGCAATCCCAGCGTTGAGATTGTTTGAGAGACCATTCGCTGGGAAATATATCAGAGCCGAAGTATAACGCATGGAGCGGAAGGTTGCGATAAATAGCTCCGTTCTCCAACAAGACATGACAGCCCCATGCGCGGCCGGGCGTAGATGTTATAGCAAACCATATCGCAGGCATATAGCCTTGCGGATGTTTGTGCGTGAAGGCTGTGTCTACGTTTAGATAGAGATGCTTGGGTAGATTTTGTGTGAACATATTTTTATAGATTCTCACGCCATCCTATGAACGACGCATTGAACGGGCGACCGTCGTCTGTGAGGTTGAGATACTTGATCGTTGCTTTCTTTTGGAAGTGATAGTTAGGTGCGATATACTCTTCGCGTTCCTCGTCGGTGAAGCCCGTCCCGACCTCGAAGCTTACGCCTCTGTTGGTGATGAACTTAAGTGCGCCTAGCTTACCTTTGCACTTACCTTCCGTCGAGACGACGCGCCCAATGCATTCGAACTCGTCGTCGAGAAATGCCTTGCGCTTCTGCAGGTTCATCGTCGGGCGTTCCTTCTCGCCCTGTGGCATATAGGAACCGAACACGCTCTTCAACATCTGGCCTTCATAGTTGAGGGCAAGATACTTTTCATAGGCCTTGTCGAGATCAATGCGTGACTTGCAGATTTCCCAGTCTACGAGATACATTCCGGCCGATAAGTAATCGTCGCGGAGAATCTTGTCTAGCATAAGCATACGCGTCATGGCGTTGAACTTAGGCTCTACGATGTCGAATGCGTTGAAGGTTATCTTCTGGGCATTAGGGCCGGGATGTATGCGGGTGACGGCCACTGCACTATTGATAGCCTGAAGGCTCATGCCGTGACAATACAACTCGCCGTCGATGATGTAGTCTGTCTTTGGCGGGACGATATAGGATAGCACGGAATCATTCCACCGCTTGCCATCGCGTGAATAAAAGCCTTGGCCGGGAAGATACATACATCTTAGTCCGTTAAGCTTTGGCATTGAGATCACGTGGCCAAACTTGCTCTCGTCATACACGGCGGCGCGCATGAAGGAGGCTGCGATTGATTCGTCTTTTATTTTAATATCTTGCATTTTGTTCCTAAATTAATATTCCCAAATCCACTGTTGAAATCCTAGCATACCCTTAAGCTTCACCATACGACGCATCTCGAAGATCACGTCGATGGCTACGTTCTTAGGGTGTTTGATCTTGATCTTATAGAGCGCATCCCCGGCGACAGAGGGTGCGCCTTTGTCTGTTGTCTTCTCCGGTTTATATCTTAGCTGCTGATGTAGATACTTCACGACCTGATCGGGACTGCCGGGATTGAGGTCGAAGCCGACGAGGATCTTAAGGACGCGATTGAGTTGCTTATAGCGTTCTTCACACTTTCTTACAATGTACTGCCGCTTGACGGGATCGAAGTGCATTCCGTGGAGGGACATGAAGGCGTAGTCTGCGAGGGATCTACTAGCTTGATCGACAGAGTCTTGAAGTCCACGGTCCCTTGAGATGAGGTCAATCTGACCGTAGTAAATCTCTCGGAGGACAATAACGTCTTTAACATTGTAAGCGCGGAGCTGCTCAAATTGTGCTCGATTGCGAGGATCAAAGTTCCCTGCTTCATCTTTGTGGAAGGGTCTGTTAGAAAAAAGCGTTGTTTGATGGGCCAGAGACTTTTCAGCCTCCGGAAAGATTCGATGCCCTGCGACCATGGTGTCATAGATATCAGTTCCAAATGGGATTTTGTAGAAGGCGGCGAGAAAGCAGAGATCGAAGAGAGCGTTGTGTATGACGACTCTGCGTTTCTTTAGCTCTCTTATGAACCGTGCAAAGAATACCACACCGACATTGAGATTGCCGCCCCAATCGTACACAGGAACAGAGTAAACAGGACTCTCTCCACACGCGATGGCCAAGCAGGTAAGGGTGTTGGTCTTGGGGTGAGTCTCAATGTCGAAGAAGATCGGACCTTCGTGGTCGAAGACACTTGTGCATTGGTCTGCTCGCTGGCAGTTGTAGACTTGGGGTTCAGGTTGAACTTTTTGTGGGTCATAAGTTAGGAGTTTCTTGATGTCTTGTGCGAACCAGAAAGAGTAGTTACTGCGCTTCGTTGGGCTTGTGCTTTTGCCGTCGTCTTTGTCGAGCGCATCTTCATTGTCATTGTCTCCATCCAAAGCATCTTCCATAGCCCATGCGTCAACACAGTCTTGCGGCCAATAGGTTACGATGTATTGGGTTTTGTTGGCTGAGGTATAGACTACGCCGCGAAAGGCATCGAGAGTTTTATCTTTGGCGAGCGGCAGATAGTCTAGGGCTTTGGCCCCAGCAAAGATGATCTTCTTGATTCCGCTGGGCTTGTTGGAGTTCTTGAAGAAATCGTCTGCAAAGGTTACAAAAATAGCAGATGGATTATCCAAGTCAAGATTATGATGAGCCAACACAGCACGAACAAAATCTCCGGCGGGTCCGAGAAGGATGCCGTTGTTTTCTTTATCAAATCGCGAAGGTCCATGGAGTACGAGGGCTATCATTAGGTGGTTAATTTAAGAGAAAATAAAAGGCAGACTTTATCCGGTCTGCCAGCGGTGCGATATGTCTAACGTAGTGGTAAGGTGTTCAATGAAGGGAGTTCACAAAATCCCAGGTCGCAGGTTCTCTCTGCGCTCTATTCCTTACCACAAAATCAAACCTCTTAGAAAGTCTCGCAGTCTCTCTAAGAGGCGCATGTCTACTCGATAGTAACCATTCTATCTGATAGACTTAAAATGCAGACAGGAGAGAGGCAACGCCTTTGACCTGCGAGAAATCAAACTGAGTGTTGTATCGCTTGATGATAGCCTCACCGTTCTCGTCGCGCTTGGCGAACTTGATATCGCGGCTATTGGAGGGATCGTCGCTGACATACTCGGGCTGAGACTGAACGAGCATATTGAAGGCGTGACCTTGCAGCGAAGACAGAACCTCAGCCACATCTACGTCATTGTAATCTTCGGGGAGATTGTCATACAGACCGACAACCTGCAGCGGCGCGGCAAGAAGCTCAAGCGCAGAGTCCACGCCGTTCTTGTTCTCTAACATGATGTACATATTGCCCTTCGAACCGAGGGTCTTATAGGTTGTACCGTTGGCGATAGCAGTCTCGGGCGCAACGATCTCGCACTCACAGACAACCATCTTGAATCCCTTACCGCTCTGGCGGGTCTCGGTGCGGTGGACAAGAACCTTGTACACGTTGGCGGGGATGAATCCGATCTTGACTTCAGTACCTTTTTTCATTTTAGTTTTGTTTGTTTGTTTGTTTACTAACACCGACAAATGGGGAGGAGCTTTCTGTGGGCCAAGTTGTTAAGCTCTGTTTTTGAGGACGTGATCAATCGTTACTTCGATCATCTTATCTGTAGCATACTCAAAGTCATACTCTCTAAGGAGATGAGTAGCGTTCGGAATAAGACCTTCGTAGTTATTGACTTCGAAGTTATAGACATATCCGTTAACGCTGCCATTAGAATTCTGTTTGACTCTAAGAACCAAGCGGATCTCGGCTTCTTGTTCGCGATGTTGTTTATCGTTGGCTGGAATATTTTCGCTCATAATTTTAAGGCTTCAGAAGTTCTACTGCTACTTTGTTCAACGCCTTGACTACGCAATTCTCCATGGGATTAGGCAAGCCCCAGAAGATAGGAGTCTTTGCGGTGGTCACGCCGTCGGTCTGCGTGGCGAAGAAGTATTGGATTGTGTCACTGCCTTTTTCTTTCTTAGCATAGACAGACCACACAGCGAGACACTCTGACTCAATGCCTTTGTTTGCCCACTCTTTACCTTGCACATAGAGACGGCGGCGGGTTGTCATGCTGCCGTCGAGGCCTTGAATAGGAACAATCTCTTCGAGGCCAGTGATGATGACGGTTTTATCTAGGCTTTTTAGATTGGTGCACAACGCTTGAATGCCGTCGTTATAGTTCTTCCAGATGTCAAAGCCCTTGTAGATTTGTTCACATTTAACTTGCAACTGATCAATCGCGGCGGTGATAGAGTCGATCACGACGAGATCTTTCGTGGTGTCTTTCTTTAGCTTGTTCAGCTCGACCGTGAGCTTATCATAGCTGTCGATCGGAACGACGAGCTTGTCGTCGCGCACACGAAAGGGCATACCTTTTCGCTCGGCATCGAAGATGACTGTGCGCGCGGGATCTACGTTGCGGAAGGATGTAGACTTGCCGCAGCCACTCGGACCCACGAGGGCGATTAGAGTTCGTGGCCATTTAGGATTTTGTTTTTCTACAGGGATTGTTTCCATATGTTTTAGTTTTTACCAAGCCAGAGGTTCATACTTAGTTATAGAACACTCCGACAAAAATAGTTCAAGCTGCACGGCGTTCTGTGCAAAGCAGATACGCTTGAAGGGACAGCTCGGGCAGGCATTGCAAGCCTTGCCGCTAGGCGGCGGGAGCTTATCGTGGGCCAAGGCTTCGTTGATATCGTTGGAGAATGTGTCGATCTTATCTTTAACCTCAACACCAAATTCTGTGAGTTGCTCCTCGGTGAAGCTCCAGTCTGGGCCAAGCCTCCACGCTGGGGCTGGCAGAGAGATCTGTACGATCAACGTGCGGATCACCATGCGGCGATACCATGCAGAGTTTGCATAGTTGATATCGTCGCGGAAGATATCATAGGCAAACTTGTTGAAGATATAGTAGTAGAAAGAAAACTGCGTGTCGCCTTCGTAGCCCGCGACTGCGTCCTTGAATGCGTACTTGCGTGTGGTCTTATAGTCTGTGATCTGAACGATCCCGGCGGGCGTTGCAGATAGCACGTCTACTGTGCCCATGTATGCGAAGCCCGGTCGGTCGACGACTGGGATGTTGAAGTGAAACTCAGCCCCTCGATTGTCTCCGAACTTTAGAGGCTGTGGGAGAGAAGACAAAGGCGCAGCGGTTAGGGCTTTGCGAATCTGATCTTGATCCTTTACTGGGAGGTTCTTCTCCTTCGCATCTTTGAACGCCTCCATACAGGCATCTTGCCACTTCTCTCCGCTGCGATCAAAGGCTATGTTCTCTGCGAACTTATGGATGATCTTGCCGACGGTGAGTGCAGTGATGTCTTCGGTGGGCTTGAGGCCGAGGAAGACTGTGAAGAACCAACGGCGCGGACACGCTGAGATCTTTAGGCCAGAAGCGTTGATTGGGATGACAGAGGGAATGCCTTCGTGCGGCAGATCTTTATAGGATAGTTTCATGATTTCTTAAACTTAAAGTTCTGAGTTTGATTGATGATGGCTTGAACGTCTATGCCTTTTAGCAGAGGATCGTTGAGCAGGGAAGCGAGATCGGTGCCGGTCGGGCGTGTATGTGGAAAGTGTTGAAGGAGAAAGCGTTCGAGTTCTTTGTCTGTCATCTCTTCGACCGGCTTAGGTAGGCCGAGAAGGAGATCGAGTTCATTGAGAGATTGATTGCTCATAGGTTATAGAACAATACAACAAAGTTTCTTGTGCACGATTCCAGAGTCTCTCATGTCATTGAATGCTTCTTCCGGCGTGTAGTGTAACATGGTCGAGAACCATGCGCCGTTGAAGCTGTATTGATAGGCGTAGAAGTAATGCTTCTTTGGTGGGGCTTGTTCTTCTTCTACGACGGTGGCGTTGATGGGGATTTCATTGGGAGTTTCTATAGTCTTCATATAGGTTTGTAAATCTGTCCGCTCTTTGTCTGATAGTGCTTGGGAGTTTAGCAAGAGTGTAATCTCTGCGGGCGTAAGCTTTAAGTCCAATATTCCACGCGGCGTAAACATCTCGCGGGTTTGGATGCTTGGTTCCTTGGGCGAGGCAGAGCTTGAGTTCAAGCCAGCATAGATGCGCCTTAGCGCAGCGCCTCGCTTCTGCTGGAACATGGCGCATATCTTTCTCGTCAGGGAAATGTTGTCGCCAGACGGCGCGTTTGATTTGATAGCGTGAGAGTTCACCGTGTCGGCCTTTGGCTTTGTCATTGTCGTTGCTTTCGATTTGGCTGATCGCCCTTAATTTAGCATCGAAGTCTTGATGCAGCGCAATGAGTGTTGTTTCCGTGGCGAAGATTGTTATGGCTAGCATGAGAGGTTTCATAGCGGTGGCCAGAAGTAAGGTAGATTGTCTGGGACATTTGGAAAGTGTGGTCTGTAGTAGTCTGCTTTCTTGCGGATCAGATTACTCTGATGCGTCTTGTGTAGATAACAGCCGAGCCAATGTGGCTGGATGATGTAAGGATATGTGAGAATCTCTTTCTCGAAATGCGGGAGTAGGCTGTCTTGATAGCCACGGCGGCGTGCTTCTTGACAGATCTTGATGGAGTAAAGACACAACCACGCTTGATAGTCTTTGACCATGCGTACGGCGGGATGACTGCGCCAGCCAGTTGACTTGCCTTGTAGGGTGTTGAGAATCTGATAGCTCTCGACCCTTTGTTTCATGAGCCGCTGTGTGTCTAGCACGCGGGCAGACTGTTCGATGTCTGCGTAGGGTAGGAAGATTTGCACTGTGTTGTTAGTTACTCCAGACCCTTCAACATCTCCTCACTCATCTTCATCACGATAAGTTCGGTGGGCGTTGTCTCGATCAGGATAGTGTTGTCTTGTAGCGCAAGTTGTCTGGCATATTTCTCTGCGCTGCTTGTGTAGTTTTGCCAGCTTGCCTGCGATCCTATTTCTCCGCTGTTCATGAACTCTGCGATCTGATCGCGGAAGATCTCTTCGTTGAATGTAAAGGGATCTTCGTCGCTGCCGCCCATCAGCGGAGTCATTGCGTCGAGGATATTATCCACGGGTTCGACGAGTTCGATGATGAGGTTGACTTTGCGCACAGAGATCTGGACTTTCTCGGAGAGCTCAGACACGAGAGGGATATCGTCTTCGTGGATTTGGCCGCGAAGAATCCCTGCGCCCTTGTCTACGAGGAATGCTTTGCCCTGTGACAGGCGAGCACGAACGGTCTGAGGCTGCTGTCTTAGCGTGAGTGTGTTGATCGTGGCCTTTTTGCTGGGGATCTTACTCAACTTCACGACCATCTGCGCGAACTGAATCGCGTGCTTTAGATCATAGTATGGCCAGCCTTGCTTGCGCTCTGTCTTGTTGAGTAGATGGTCGGCTTGTTTCATTAAGTCGACTGGGTCGTGTTGAGGTGGTGGATTTGTTGGGGTGAATATGTTCATAGTTTATTGAGATTCTTTAAAGCCTTGCCATATATCTTTTCTACTCGACGCGCAATCTTCATAGGCAAGTTCTTCTGCGAGTTCCTCTAGCCTATTGATACGCTCTCGTAGTTCTCTTATCTTTGTCTCTTGCTTGTCGTTTGCTGCGTTGAGTTCGCGTTCGAGTTCTCTTGCCATTCCTATTGGAACATGGTGCCAACCATTACAGTTATTTAGCACCCGATCCGTCCTCGGTGTATCGCTCACGGCTTGGCCTCCTTGGCTTTGTGCCACAATTGCTTTGCTGGAAGATTCT